CTGCTTCGCCCGCCATTACCGAAACCATTGTAACATCTGCTAGCTCGTACTCCCCATCTGGAGCCGGCGCAGAGTTACCCGTTTCGTCCACTAGCATCGCATCCGCTCCAATTTGCACCATTTGGATAGAAAAATCTAATGCCGCTTGTAGTTGCTCCTTTTGCTTATTTTGGGCTTGCGTACCCATTCCAACGACAATCTCATCTATATCAATTCCTAGCGTTTTAAGCTCTTCTAATAGTGCCTTTTTGCGCTCATCTAACGCCTTACTTTCTGCATCCGATATTTGTGGGCGTGTTCCGCTTTTTGTAGTTACAGGGGCTTGCTGTTCGTTTATTGCCGCTACCTCGCCAACTATTTGAGCTATCCTATTTTGCTTTTGTCTCAAGATAGCTTCCTTTTCCAGTTGGTCAAGTTTCTTGTAATATTCTTTGCGAGAAATAAGCCCTTTGTTTAGCGCATCTTGCAAAGATATACGTGCTATTCTGTCCGCGTTGTCCTGTTTGAGTAGTTGCTCGTTGTTGAACTTTTCCAAATCGGATAAATACGTTTCAAAATATCGGTCGGATATTTCTAAGCTCCTTTCGGCTTGCATCCTGTCAGCATTCAATATCGCAGCGTTGCGCTCAAAGTTTAGCTTAGTAATAAGGTCGCTTTTTTCTGTATCCAAAAGAATACTATCCTGTATGGCTTTTTGCTGTAAATCGTAGCTCTCATTTATTTGCTCTTTTTCTGCTATGCCACGAAGTCGCAAGATTTCCATTTCGTTGTCGAATGTTGCACGAATTGTAGAAAGTAGTCCCTCCTGATTGTCGCGCGCCAACTTTTGCAAATCGGAATCAAAACCAGCCTTAATCGTGGCTATCTCTTTATTATGCTTATCAATATCTTTCTGTTCAATCTCGAAATAGTAATCTCTTACTAGCTTTGCTTCTTCTTCGTAGCTTTTGAGTAGCTTTATTTTCAGGTCTGCTTGTGCTTGCGTTTTCGGTATAATTTCAGAATCAATAGCCTTGCGATTAGCTTCTATTTCGCGTAATTCCGCTTCTAGTTCGATTTTATACTTATCTCTTATACTTTGTTCAGTTTCTGCGATTGGAAAGCGTGAAAGGGCTAATTTGTCGTTTAACGAGGCAATACGGGCTTGACGGTCTGCGTAGGCTTTTGTTAGTTGCTCGCTAGTCTTATTTACACCGTCCAAATACTCTTTGTCGGCTCTCCTTGCTCGTTATTTAGGTCTTTCAACGCTTTTCTTTCTGCATCACTAAGCTCCTGACTAGATTTCTTTTTGAGAATCAAACGTTTTAATTCATAAGCCTCAGATTTACTTAATTCGTCTTCCTCTCTTTTTTGTATTAAGTGCGCACGCCTTGCCGCTTCTTCTGCTTCAATATCTGCCAAGGTTTTAGCAGCTTTTTTTACTTCCTCAGGTTTACCAAAATTAAATATCTTATCAGCAAATCCTAATTGTTCACCAGCCTCTCTTAGTTTAGCCCTATCTTGTTGCGCTTTTTTTTCAATATCAATAAGTCTTTTATTTACGGCTTCTGCTATTTTCAAGTCGCTTTCACTTATGCCAAATTTAGCCTTTGCATCTGCTTCACTTAAATCTTTGAACTTATCAGTATTTCCCTTTGTAACATCTGTAAGTTGCTTTACAATATCCACCGATTCCTTTGCAGAAAACCCCTCCTGTAAAAGCATAGCAGTACCCCTTAGTGATTCCTGTAAATTAGCTACTGGATTCTCTAAGGCAAATTTTTCAATCTCTCTAAATATTTCAGTCCCTACTCTTGCACCAGCAAAGGCTTCTATTTGTGTTTTCAGTCCTTCCATTTCAGCAGCCGCATTTAGTGCGTTCTTTGATGTACTAATAAGCGCACCGCCTAAATCCACCGCAAGACCAGCAACAGCAGCACCGATTGGTCCACCTGCAAGCCCACCCAAAGAACCAGCAACGCCACTAACACCGCCACTCAAACTTCCTAACAGCGCAGCCATACCATTACCACCATCGCCACCTTTTGGGCGTGAAGCCTTATTTATGTCATCTATCTTTTTTCTAGTATTAGCCAGCTCCCTATTGAACGCATCTAATCTTTTAGTATCGTTTGTTCGTAGCCTCAATCGTACTAACCTAGCCTCTCTATCTAGTAATTGCGCTAATATACCAGCCTGCGCACGTTCACCCCTTGCAAGCTCGTTTGTAGCCGTTTTCTGTTGTACTAGCCTACCCGTTACTTTGGCTATCTGCTTATCTATTTCGACAATAGCTTTTGTGTACTTCTTTGCTTCGTCAATATCCTTTTCATCCAATTGTGCTTTTTTCAATTGGTTACTTTTCAATATCAGCTTATCAATAGCACCTAAACTATCCTCATAAGCCTTTCCAGCGTCCTTGCCGCCCTTTTTAACCGCATCGCTAAACTCATCAAATAGCTTTGCAGCGCGTTCTAATTCCCTTGTGTCAGCTTGTACTGCTAACTCTGCTATAATTCTACTCATAAGCAGTTTAACGGGAAATAGGTTAGTTTGTTAAATAGCAAGTGCCACCCATTAAGAGCGGCACGAGGGAATACTACGATAAGATGTACTAGTTTTCAGATTCATGATTTATTGTATTATCACTCATTCTTTTGCCTTCACTCACAAAGCGCACACTAAGTAAGTGATATTTGTAGCGTATATTGTCGTAAAAGTCGCGCATATTAGCCACTTTTAGCGTCGCTGTTAGCACTTTGCCGTTATGGTAGTACTTTATTTTGCAATTCATAGAAACACTATCAATCCAAGTGTAATAGCTCCAAATGCAGCCGAAAATAACAAGCATTGCGCTATTCTCTCACGCGCTAAGCTATGAGTGTTTCCGTAGCTAATGCGAACCGCCAAGGCTACGAATAAGCCTATAAGGGTTAATATAGTTGTTATTAGTGTGATGGCTGACATATTGATTATTTTCTGCTAAAATATACACTATTTCTCACTTTTGCAAGTTTAGCCATAAGTTTTACCATTCTAGGATAATCTTTCCTGTGTGAAAACAAGTTAATTATCTCATTGTAGCTTTGCTTGTAGTCTAAAACACATTCCTTATTATTTTCAAAATGAAGCGTTAAGTGCGTTCGGTGAATTTTATAACTCTATAGATTCAGGGAATGGACTTATTGTACTTCCAACGGGTTGCGGAAAATCATTATTGCAGGCCATGATTGCTGATTATATGATGACCCATTATCCTGAAAAAAGAATTTTATTTCTGACCCATCAACCAACGTTGATTGAACAGAATTTTAATGAACTAATAATGAACCTGGGTATTATAGATGCTGGCATTTATTGCGCTAAGTTTAATTCACGCGATACCATGAATCAGATTCTTTTTGCGTCAATACAATCAGTTTATAAAAAGGCTTTAGAAATAGGCCGCTTTAATTTGATTGTTATAGATGAAGTTCATCTCGTTTCTCCTGACAATGAAACGATGTACCGGAAGTTTTTTGACGATATGATAAAACAGTCTTTAGGCTGTCGCATGTTAGGCGTAACCGCAACACCTTATCGCATGACGACTGGTTTATTAACCGAAGGTGATAATAAAATATTCAATGAAATAATTTATGAATATCCTTTATACAAGGCAATAAAGGAAGGATATGTTTGTAAACCTATCGGTAAGGCTGGAGCTGTACGGCCTGATACTAGCAAAGTAAAAAAACGTGGGGGTGAATTTGTAGAGAAAGATCTTGCCGAAGTTTGCGATAATGACATTATAATTAAAAAGGCCGTTTCTGAAATTTTAGAATTAACGCATAACAGAAAGCATGTTCTAATTTTTTGTGTAGGAATAAAACATGCTGAACATGTGGCGGATGAAATAAAATTGCAAGGCGGAGATTGTAGGGCCATCCATTCAAAACTTTCAGATCAGGAACAAAAAGAGATTACTGATAATTTTAAAAATGGAAATTTGAAATACGTTGCCAACGTTGATATGTGGACCACCGGGTTTAATTATCGTGAAATTGATTGTATAGTTATGCTGAGACCAACCATGTCAACTGGTCTATATGTCCAGATGTGCGGAAGAGGTTTCAGAACATTTCCGGGAAAAGATGATTTTTTACTTTTAGATTATGCTGGAAATATTTTGACTCATGGACCTTTAGATAAAATTTATGTAGAGACAAAAGGTTTTAAAGAAAATAGGGGGGTACAGACCGCACCGATGAAAGAGTGCGCTGGATGTGGACAACCTATTCCACTTTCAACCGTTATATGTAAACTATGTGGATATGAATATCCGGTAAATGTCGGGCATGGAACCGAAGCTGCTAACGTTGACCCGATAAGCAAATATAAACCACCCGAAGAAATAAATCTTGAATATGATGATACAAATTTTTCTTTGCATGAATCGAAAAACGGTAAGATATCAATGAGGGTTAGCTATTCGATAGGAATGCTACAATCAGTTTCAGAATATATTTGCATAGAACATGGGGGTTATGCCGAACAAATGGCGCGTAAATGGTTGAGGCAATCACTACCAGACGGGTGTCCTATTCCCGATACAGTGGATGAATGCTTGCAGCTAAAAGATATGTATAAAAGACCGTGTACTATATTTATTGATTATAATCAAAGATTTCCGCGGGTTATCAGCAGAATTTTTCCGGATAACCAGGAAGAAAAAAAAGAAGAAATTATTACAGATAGGAAATTTATCAGATGAATAATTATAATTA